TCATAGTTTGCCCATGAGCCAGAAAGACCCACTGGAAGGGGCGCGGACTCACTTGCATATATTATTGTGTCGTTTAGACCGTAGGCAATCTTTACAATCTGATGATGTGCGGTATTGACATAATCGCTGGCTATGGTATAACTAATACCATCAGTAACAATTTCGTAGTTGTCGCTAGTCGCTGCCATTTGCTTCTCCGCTTTTGCAGTGTCGTGATCAAGTCAAGGACTAAATAAGAGTACCCCCCTATGTATATTTCCGAAAGTAAACCCGTCATGGACATCAACAATATCCGTTTTCCCCGTGAAGTAGAAAATCATGTCAAAAACTATGAAGTTTCATATATTGACGCAGTGATTGCGGTATGTGAACGGTACGGCATTGAGCCACAGGTGGGAGCCAAGTTCCTGAGCAAGCCAATTATTGAAAAAATAAAGGCTGAAGGACAGGAACTAAACCTGCTTCCTAAAAAATCAAAACTACCTGTTTAACCTTGACTCGGCGCGATTATGTGGTACTATTGGCTACATAGTTGTGGTGAATTGTTCACCACACATTAAATACATCGTACAAATCGCACAAGGAGTTTACTATGGGATTCAAGGATATGAAGTCGGCATCGGGTTCAAACTACCAATCACTTGCCTCTGAAATGGACAAGATGGCAAAGAAGTCGGAGTCCTACAAGGATGACCGTATGTGGAAGGCTGACACCGATAAGACAGGAAACGGCTATGCAGAGATTAGATTTCTTCCCGCACCTGATGGCGAAGACTTGCCGTGGGCGCGTATTTGGAATCACGGGTTTCGTGGACCAGGTGGTTGGTACATTGAAAACTCCCTTACAACCATTGGGCTGAAGGATCCTGTGTCTGAGATGAACTCTCAGTTGTGGGCAAGTGGTTCCGATGATGACAAGAAGATTGCGCGTGATCGTAAGCGTAAGTTGTCGTACATCAGCAACATTCTTGTTGTTAGCGACCCAAAGAATCCTCAGAATGAGGGCAAGGTGTTCTTGTTCCGTTACGGCAAGAAGATCTTTGAGAAGATTCAGGAAGCAATGAATCCACAGTTCCAAGACGAGAAGCCCACCAATCCCTTTGATTTTTGGAATGGTGCAACCTTTAAGTTGAAGATTCGTCAGGTTGAAGGCTACACCAACTACGACCGCAGCGAGTTTTCTGCTCCGTCTGCCGTGCTTGGTGGAGACGATGCTGCTCTTGAGAAGTTGTGGAAGAAGCAGTATTCTCTCAAGGAGTTTACGGATCCAAAGTCATTCAAGACATACGAAGAACTGAAGACTCGTCTTCGTGATGTGTTGGGTGACAACATTCGTGCTTCCACCTCTGAGAATGCGTACAAGGGTGGAGCAGAGAAGGCTTCGTTTGATGATGAGGATGCGGCTCCTGTTGTAAAGAAGGCTGCACCACAATCAAAGAAGCCTGTGAAGGAAAGCACTGATGACGATACCGAAGACGCACTTTCTTACTTCGAGAAGTTGGCAAGCGAAGACTAAATACTTACGACCTTCGGTTTCGCAATAAAGGGGCGCACTTCGGTGCGCCTCTTTGTTTTATGGCATTATAGAGTATGCTTGCATCTGCTTGATGGTTGGTTCGTTGTTACGAATTCGAATATCATCATTGAAATTGTTTGTGGTGTTGCTAATCTTGTTCTGCACATTTGCAGTGTTGTTTGTGTTGCCACCTGTAGCCGTGGGCATATTACGAGCCTCATTTAATCCGTTCTGTTCTGCTGTGGCTTGAGCAACCATTCTACCCACAGTTGTGTTTGCGGTAGCAGGATTCGTAACCTTTCCTTCCACTGTAGTACTGCTTGATGCACCACCTTCTCCTGCTGCCGCTGCCCCCGTTGCACTTGCAGCAGCAGTAATTGCGTTTTCTGCTTCTTTGCCTGTTTTTTGATCTTCGGTTCCACCTACTTCAATCAGAGAACCAACACCAGGAATGGAAGCCACCATGTCGTAGATACCCTTGCCGCCAATTTGATCTGCAAGCATTTCTGCTAATTTTCCACCAACCCATCCTCCACCAAGAGTTCCTACTAAGGTTCCAATTCCTGGAACGGGTATGAGTGTTCCTAGTGCACCACCACCAATAGTTCCGAGTGCTTGTCCAAGAGTTCCAACAATAGATCGACCTATTTTTTCTTTCTTTTCATCTACTGATAGTTCGGGATCACTCTTAATAGATGCAATATCCACAGCCCCCATTACGGTTGATATAACGGCACCAAGACCAGGAAAACTAACAATGCTCTTCGCAACCTTTCCTGCATTTTTTCCAATAAAGGAACTTAATCCTTTCACTGGATTCATGCTGCTTAGTGCTGATCCTGCTTTTGCTGCAAGGTTGCTAAAGAATCCACCACCAGTACTAGCAACGCCTGATGCTGCTTGACTTGCTCCACCAAGAACACTCTTACCTAGATTTGCTACTCCACTAACAGCACTCTTGCCTATATTCATTGCTCCCTTAGCAACACTACTATTTGCAATACCACTAACAGCACTCTTGCCTATATTCGTTACTCCACCAATAGCACTCTTGCCTAGATTCGCTACTCCACCAAGAGCACTCTTGCCTAGATTCATTGCTCCCTTGGCAACACCTGATGCTGCTTCACTTACTCCACCAATAGCACTCTTGCCTAGATTCGCTACTCCACCAAGAGCACTCTTGCCTAGATTCATTGCTCCCTTGGCAACACCTGATACCGATTTTCCTATTGAGGCAGTATCTTTATACAGTGATGTTGTTTTAAATAACTCTAGGGATTTGGCTCCTCCAAATTTAGAAATCAATCCGCCAGCACCACGCAATCCCTTCATTGCCAATCCGCCAGCACCACGCAACCCCCTCATTGCCAATCCGCCAGCACCACGCAACCCCCTCATTGCCAAACTTGGCGCACCCAACAGGGCAGTACCAACGGATCCTGCACCGCTTGCAATACGGGATAGAATTCCTTCACCACCACCCATACCGAGCATATTTCTAAGAGAGGACAGCATTCCTCCGCCTTTTTTGGCTTCTCCCTTGATAGGCTTTTCTGCACCAAGTCCTTCTAGTTCCGATTCTCTCTTTTGGAGTTCTACTGTATCACTTTCTGGTGCAAATTTGCTTTGCAACAGTTTTCGTATTTGAGAAACTTCTTTGAGTAGTTCGCCAAGAGTGGACGGAGTTCCTGTTTGGGGAGATGCGGGTGATGATTGTGGTGATTCCGTTCCTGCCAACATACCAGGAATATTAGCGGCAGGAGTTCCTCCTAGATCAGAGAATCCTTGTCTTTTTTGTGGACCTATGTCAAGACCTTCGCCTCTTTTTCCTTTTCTAGAAATTTGTTTCTGCAATCCACCCGTATAGCGTTCCATCTTTTCCCGTGATATGCGCTTCTGTTGAAGGAAATCTCCGAGTATTCCTCCAACAACAGGAATCTTTGATGCAATTCTTTCGGGAATGGTTTTCTTGAAGTCCGAAGCCTTTTCCGTCAAAAATGCTTTGAATGATGACTTTTTCTTTAGTTGGGCTTCTACAGGAGCAATAATCTCCTGCAACTTTTTGGCAATTTCACCCTGATCTCCCTGTGTCTTTTTTGCAAGTTCTCGAATGAAATTGAGTTCAGCGTAGATACTCTTTGCTTCTTCGTGGGAAGCATCCAATGAGGCTTCCGACAATGCTACAGTTTCTTCCATTAACTCATATGCAGCAGCACCAGCAGGATCATCTTGGTTGAATTTATCTCTATTTTCTCGAATATAGTCTTCAACAGTAGAACGAACTCCCTGCTTCTCGCTTGTGCCAATAATATAATCTTCAAGTGCATCACTCTTGTATCCTTGAGCCTGTCGTTGTGCCTTTAATGATTCAAGCAGACCAATCTTGTTGGATATATTTTTTTCTGTTTCTTCTACAGATTTCGGAGGATCCATTGTGGCAGTAGCAGTTGATGATGTGCTTACCATTCCTGCTAATCGTGCAGCGTCTCGGTCTTGTTGTTTCTGTGATCGTGCTGCCGCCGCCGCTTGATCTTTTTGTGCTTTGGCGGTTTGCCGTTCAGCAGCAATTTGCAATTTTTTTGCTTCTGCTTCTGCTTTAGCCTTAGACTTTGCCGAGGCTATTACTTTTTTCTGCTCTATCTTTTTTATACGAGTTAATGCAGAAGCGAGTGCTTTGTTTGCTGCTTTCTTTGCGGCAGGTAAATCTTTTTTGGATATAAAGTTACCACGAATATTTCTTCCGTTCTTCAGTGCAGCAATAGTCTTCTCAGCGATTTGTAGATCGTTCTGAGCGAATTGAAGTTCTGGATCTGTTGAAATATCGTTATTGATTTCCATAGGACTCCCTCTACATCATTATAAATGGGTCACAATGGTTTTCTACCGCGCACCTGTTCCTTCTCTTTTTTCAAATGAGAAAGTAGCATTTGTATGTATACCTCTCGTTCCCAAGGTATCATGTCCTCAATTTCTGCCAAT